TACTTGGGGAAATTGGGAGCGTAAACGCTCTTACCCTGATGTTCCTCACATAAAAAAGATACAAGAAGTATTTGGTGTAACGTATGACGACATTATTTTTTTATAGTTGATTACGGTTAAACCGTTACGGAGGATGGGTTATGAAAGAATTCGTAATCAGAATGTTCGGCGAATCCATTACGGAACGCATGAACGAGTTAGGCATGACTAAGACGGCGCTGATCAAACAAGCTGAAATCTCGATGGATACATTAAACCGAGCTATCAAGGGGAAAGTCAGTGCAAATGTCGACAGTCGTTGGTATCTGCTATGCGTTGTGTGTCGACGATACCGAAAGTCACGACTTTTGGGAAACCGATTACTACAACCCGAAATTAGATAGGAGGTAGCTATGAATAAAAAACAATTATTAGAACTAGCTAGTTGTTGCTTATGGATTTTAGCGCTCGGCTTGTCCGCAGGTATAAGTTTATTCGTGATGTTATCCCTGGTGCTTCTAGCATTCTAGGAGGTGCATATGAATAAGATGTGCATTACGGTAGCGGAAGCTGCGGAGCTTGCTAGCGTACCGCAAGCCGTTATCCGAGAATGGGCGCAAGATTTTGACTTCCCGTCCATGAAAATTGGTAAACGTGGTGGTAAACGCCTTATCCACGTTGATTCGTTTAATGCTTGGCTTGCTAAACGATGCCAGGCGCGAACAGGAGAGTAGACATGATGAAAGTAGTTTATGTGCTTCGCATTATTGCAGCCATATTAGTAGTAGGAACTGTAGGTTCTATCGAAATAGACCGCATTGATTTATGGACTGGTATGTGCCAGGGGTTACTAGGTATCACCCTTTGGTTACTCACTGGTTACTGGATTGAGGAGTTAAAAGAGTATGAACGATAAACGATGCTCCTTCTGTAATAAAAGGATTAAAAGTCCTTACACAAATTGGTCGTACATAACAGGTAAGCCTCGGATTGTGTGCGATAACTGTAAAGACATACACCCGTGTGTAAATAGAATAACACGTTTATCCAAACGTGCCTAGTGAAAGGAGGTGAGGACATTGCGAGACTGTACAACGTGCCCTAATAGAGATTACTGCATTCCTGATGAGTGTGAGCACCTGGGCACAAAAAAAAGCACCCCAAAGCACGGCAATGCTAAAGGGCGCATAGAAAAATATCCATTTAAAGTATATCACATCGTGAAGCCGAAAGGGAATAGAACAATGATCGAGTTAAAAATCACAGTTGATAAAGCAGTTGAATTAGAACAAGAAGTGAAAGACCTATACCAATCTATTGTAGGTGCTCCTGTTAAAGAAGAGAAACCTGCTAAGAAGGAAGCTCCTAAACAAGCTGAACCAGTTAAAGAAGTAGAAGCTCCTGCACCTAAGGAAGTAGAAGCTCCTGCACCTAAGGAAGAACCTAAAGTAGAAGCTTCTGTACCTAAGGAAGAACCCAAAGTAGAAGTTCCTAGCCTAGAAGCAACTCGTGAAGCAGTAAAAGACGTAATGGCGAAAGCTACTGATAAAACGAAAGCTAAAGGCGAATTCAAAGCCTTCTTAGATAGCATCGGCGCTGAAAAGGTAACATCTGCTACCGATGAACAACGTATTCAAATTATGGAATGGGTGAATAGCCGTGGCTAAGAAACACGCCTTACTAGGTGCATCAAGTAGTGCCAGGTGGCTAGTATGTACTCCTTCAGCAAGACTGGAAGCGATGTTCCCTGATGAACAATCTCCTTATGCTGCGGAAGGTACTGTAGCGCATGACCTGGCGGAAGCAATTCTCCGGCATAAGCTGGAGGGTAAAAAAGCCCCTAAGCTAGACGACTATTCCGCTGAAATGATAGAAGCGGTTAATCGATATGTCGATATTTGTGAAGAGAAGGTAAACGAAGCTAGTGCTCGTTCTGCTGATGCAGAAGCCATGATTGAAGCACGGCTCGACTTCTCTAGGTGGGTACCTGAGGGCTTTGGTACTGGTGACATGGTAATCGTAGCGGACGGCATCCTGGAAGTAATCGACCTGAAATATGGTAAAGGCGTTCCTGTTAGCGCCGTTGAAAATACACAGATGCGACTATACGCGTTAGGTGCTTACGACGTAAACGAGTTCTTATATGACGTTAAAACAGTTCGTATGACGATCGTTCAGCCAAGACTTGATAGTGTGTCTACCGATGAAATGTCACTTGAAGAACTTCTTGATTGGGGCGAAGATATCAAACCTATCGCCCAACGCGCCTGGGACGGTATCGGCGAATGTACGCCTTGCGATTACTGTAACTTCTGTAAAGCACGGCACACCTGCCGCGCATTAGCAGGTACTTGTCTTGATACGTTCTATAAGAATGGGGGCAAGCTCAATCAATTACTCACTGATAGCGAAGTATCTGACATCCTGGGGATGAAAGATTTAATCACAAAGTGGATTAAAGGTGTCTACGATTTCGCTTACGAAAAAGCCTTATCGGGTGAAAAGCAATGGCCTGGATATAAATTAGTCGAGGGTACATCAAGACGTACCATAACGGATCCGGACGCCGCTGCTAAAACATTACTCGATAACGGCTACAAAGAAGAGGAAATCTTCAAGCCTCGAGAACTAGAAGGTATCACAAATCTACAAAAGGTACTCGGTAAAAAGGGCGTTGCCGAATACTTAGAATCCTATATCGACAAGCCTGAAGGCAAGCCTACGCTTGTACCGGAAAGCGATAAACGCCCAGCAATTAATACAGTTGAAACAATGATGAATGAATTTGAAGATGAGGTATAAGAGATGAATAAGACATTAACAACAGCACTAGCAATTTCCGCGTTAGCAGTAAACGTAGTTGGCGCAACTAGTAATAACACAGTAGGCGGTACAGATAATACTATCTCCGCAACTTCTACAAGCTCCGCAGTATGGGGCTTCCAAAATAGCATCGACGCTAATAATGCGTTAGCGTTCGGTACTAACAATACTGTAACTGGTGAAAATGGGTTCGCCGGTGGTAATAACGCTACTGCAGCAGGTCGTAACTCCTTCGCCTTTGGCTCCCATGCTGAAAGCTTAGTTGAGTATACAGTAGCCATCGGCAATCAGGCTCGCGTGTCTAGCTACGACAGTGTGGCTATCGGTAACGGTGCCTTCGTATCCGGCGAGTCTTCTGTAGTATTAGGCAGAACTAATAATGTTACAGGCGCTGATACTGTGGTTGTCGGTGCTAACAACGGCACAGTGGCTGGCGGGCAATCCGCCGTAGTCGGGTATAACAACAAAATTGGTTCCCAAAAGGAACAATTAGTGTTCGGGTCTAATTCCGAATCTAATGGTCAGGGTGCTCTTACATTTGGCACTCATGCCAAATCCTTAGCCACTGACGCCGTTGCATTTGGTAACAACACGATTGCTGACCAAGCTAATTCAGTTGCTATTGGCACGAATAGTGTTACTGACAACGCAGTAGGCGTTGAAGGCATTACCATTAATGGCACGAAACACGTGTTCGCTGGTGAGCAACCGGCAAGCGTAGTAAGCTTTGGCGCTAAGGCCCGTGCAGGTGCAGGCGGAGTAACTCAGTACAACCGCCAACTCCAAAATGTGAGTGCTGGTAGAGTTGAAGCTGATTCATTAGACGCTGTGAACGGCTCCCAGCTGTTCGCTGCGATTGATGAAATCGAAACAAACGCTAAACAAATTAGTAAAAATAAGCAAAATATTAAGGATGTGGCAATCGGTTTGAACATGCTTGGCGATGTAGTGAACGATCATGAGCAAGCCATCGCAGGTAATACTACTGCCATCGCAGGTAATACTACTGCCATCGCAGGTAATACTACTGCCATCGCCAACAACACTAGCCGAATCAATGGTAATACATCTGCCATCAATTCCCTTGGACAAAAGGTAACTGCTAATACAGCGGATATTAGAAGCCTTGAACATGTGGCAGACAATCACGAAGGGCGTATCGCATCTTTAGAAAATCGTTCTATTGGCTTAGCTAATGACATTAACAACAAGGTCAACAATCTTGGCCAACGTGTTAACAAGTTAGGCGCAAGTTCCGCAGCACTTGCTGGATTGCATCCATTAGACTTTAACAGAAATGATAAGGTCAGCTATGCCGTAAGTTACGGCCATTACCGTAACAGTAATGCAGTAGCGCTCGGCGTATTCGCTAGACCTAATGAACGTATTATGCTTGGCTTTGGTGCTACGTTAGACGGTGAGAACCAATACACCGTAAACCTTGCGTTCAAAACTGGTAAAGGTTCTGACTACATTGCTGAAGCTAAAGATAAAGATAGCCGCATCAGTAAACTTGAGGCACTCGTAAACAAATTAATGACTGAAGTAGAAGCTAACAAATAATTCATTTAAAGAAGGAGACCGTAACAATGGCTAAATTAACAACTGGAATTGTAAGACTTTCTTATGCTAATATCGCGCAACCTCGTAAAAACGACGACGGCAAAGCAAAATATAGTTCCCAAATTATCATCGACAAAACAGATAAGAAAACAATCAAAGCATTTGAACGTGCGATTGAAGAACTTAAGGCTGATCCAAAAGCAGTAGCTAAGGTAGAAGGTAAAGCAGCATACCTTAAATTGAACTTACGTGATGGCGATACAGATGAAGCAGTAGCTGACCAACCTGAAACATATGCTGGCAAGTTCTTCATCAACGCTAACAGCGATAAACAACCTATCGTATTCACTCGGGACAAAATCAAAATGGACCAATTCGATATTGAAGAAGAAATTTACTCCGGCGTGTATGCGCAGGTAGCACTTTCTGTGTTCGCTTACAACTTCAACGGTAAAAAAGGTGTAGGCTTTGGTCTAAATGGGGTTCGTAAAGTTAAAGATGGTGACCGCCTCGGTGGTGTCCATGTATCTGCTAGCGACTTCGGGGACGATGATTTAGGCGACCTAGACGATGACGATTTAATCTAAGGAGGCATATATGG